TGATAGCCTTATCAAAACAACTAACCGTCAAGGAGACATAAACATGTCAGACAACACATCTAAATTCGAGCAAATGCTTGAAAAACTTACCGCAGATGACAGAACCGGAGCTGAAGCCCTATTTCACGAAATAGTGGTTGAGAAGTCACGTTCGATCTACGAAAATTTATTAGAGACCGACCTTGCTGATATCGCAGTGGAAGAAACTTCAACTGAAGAAACCCCTGTGGAAGAAGCAAAAAAAGACAAAGAAATGAAAAAAGCAGACAAAGAAGATTCTAAAAAAGACAAAGAAGAAATGAAAAAAGAATCTACTGAAGAAGTTGCCGCTGAGACAACACAAGAAGTTGCTCCAGTAGCAGTGGCTCCAGTGACTGCTGAAGTTGGCGGAGATGCCACAGACGACATGATCGCTGACATCGAAGACGACAAAGATGCTGAAGACAAAGGTGACGAAAAACCTATGGCTGCAGACATGGAAGACAAAATTGTTGATTTAGAAGATGCAGTGGAAGAACTAAAAGCTGAGTTTGAAAAATTAATGTCAAACGATGGCGACAAAGATGCTGAAGACAAAGGCGACAAAGATGAAGCCACAGCAACAGAAGTTCAAGTTCCAGCTGAAGAAGTTACACCTGAAGTAGTAGCAACTACAGCACCAATAGCAACAGCAATTAAATCTGAAGAACTTAGCGACAGAGAAAGAATGAGAGAATACGTGGACAAAGTGGCAGTGAAACACACTGACGGTTCGGACAACGCAAAATCTCCAACTCCTAAGCAAGCGAAAGGAATGGCGCAAGCTGTTGATTTCGTTGGTTCAGAAGAAAAAGGTAGACCAGCTCCAAAAGCTGAACAAAATGACGCAGGCAACATAAACGTGCCAGGCGCATCTATCAAGTTGGCAAAAGCTAAAGGACCAGAAACTGCTGACAAGTCAGACAATACAAAAAGTATTTTGGCTAACAAGAAATAAAGTTAAGGACTAATATAGTATAAGATGTTTACATTACGCGAAACATTGTCATTTGACCAAGCAAGTTTGGTCATTGAGTCTGCTGAAGACAAAAACGGGGGCAAGAGCCTTTACATGAAAGGTATCTGCATTCAAGGCGGCGTCAAAAACGCCAACCAAAGAGTGTATCCTGTTAGTGAAATCAGTAGGGCTGTCAACACACTCAACGATCAGATCAAAGGTGGTTATTCAGTGTTGGGCGAAGTGGATCATCCAGAAGGCCTTAATGTTAATTTGGACCGTGTGAGTCACATGCTGTCAAGCATGTGGATGGATGGCCCAAATGGACATGGCAAACTAAAAATATTACCTACGCCGATGGGACTGCTAGTTAAGACCATGCTGGAAAGCGGAGTCAAACTAGGAGTTTCATCGCGTGGTTCAGGCAACGTCAAAGAAGACGGATCCGGACAAGTGAGTGATTTTGAAATCATCACTGTGGACATAGTGGCTCAACCGTCAGCTCCGGGAGCCTATCCAACACCAATTTATGAACATCTTTTGAACACAAAAGGTGGTTATAGAGCTTTAAACATCGCAAGGGACACACAGGCACAAGAATACTTAAAGGAACAACTGGTGAATATCATCAGTAAACTCCGTTAAACTAATTAGGAGAAAATATAATGTTAGATGCACTGAAATCACTTTTTGAAAACAATGTAGTTTCCAAAGAGATCAGAGCCGAAATAGAAACAGCTTGGGCAGCCAAAATTGAAGAAAACAAAGTGGCAGCCACAGCAGAACTACGCGAAGAGTTCGCTAAGAAGTATGCACAAGACAAACAGCAAATGATTGACGCTGTGGACAAACTTGTTACAGAAAAATTAGCAACTGAGATTGCTGAGTTTGCAGATGATCGCAAACAATTGGCAGATCAGACAGCACAATACGCAGTGAATATGAAACAACATTCAGAATCATTGAAAAATTTTGTGTTTGAAAGACTTGCAGCGGAAATTCAAGAACTACACGCAGATCAAAAAGTTGTGTCTGAAAATTTCAGCAGACTTGAAGAGTTTGTGGTAGAGGCTCTATCGAAAGAAATAGCAGAGTTTCATCAAGATAAACAAGACCTAGCAGAAACCAAAGTACGTCTGATCAGAGAAGCCAAAGAGCATTTTGCTAAAGTTCGTAAGAGCTTTATTGAAAAGAGTTCTAAAGTGGTATCTGATACAGTTAGCAAAGTTCTTACCAAAGAAATTGGCCAACTTAAAGAAGACATTGATTCTGCTCGTAAAAATGACTTTGGACGCAGATTGTTTGAGACATTTTCAGAAGAGTATGCTTCGAGCTACTTGAATGAAAAATCTGAAACATCTAAACTTCTAAAAGTGGTCAAGATTAAAGACCAACAAATAGAAGATGCGAAAAAAGCTGCACAAGATAACGCAAAATTGATTGAAGCCAAAGATGCAGAAATCAAATCAGCGAAAGATGCAGCAGAGAGATCAGCAGTTATTGGTGAGCTTACAGCTCCTCTTAACACTGAGCAAAAAGAAATAATGAAAAACTTACTGGAATCAGTTCAAACAACAAAATTAAGATCAGCGTTTGACAAGTACATGCCATCAGTAATCAACGGCGGTACTGCACCAGCGAAGAAACAGGCTTTAAAAGAAGGCACAGAAATAACAGGCGACAAAACACAAACTAACGTTAGACAGGTGTTTGACAGCAATATATTTGCTATCAGAAGACTTGCCGGTTTATAAACAAAAACAAATAGGAGACAAATAAAATGTCAGAACTAACAGAAGCACGCTGGTCAGAAACAAAAGCAGCATTGTTAGAAGGGCTAAAAGGTAACAGAAAATCTGTTATGGATGTGACTCTTGAAAATACTAGAAAGTATATCAATGAATCAGCATCAACTGGAGCTACTTCTGCAGGCAACGTTGCTACTCTAAACAGAGTAATTCTACCAGTAATAAGACGGGTTATGCCAACTGTTATCGCCAACGAATTAGTAGGCGTGCAGCCAATGACTGGCCCAGTGGGACAAATCCACACGTTAAGAGTAAGATACGCAGAAGCA